ACAAACACATTAAGGAGCATTTATTTGTCGATTTGCGCCAAAATAAAGATGGCAAATTATCAGCATTTGGTGTGGACTTTTCAGAAATGGAGGGCGGTGTAAAATATGACTATTCGGAAACCGAATCATGGTGCAAATTGCAATTTGAAATTGATCGCCTAAAAGACAAACAAAAAGAAATTGAGGCATTTTGTAAGGCATTGAAATCAAAGGTTTCTATATTGGATGAGGAAACAGGTGAGTTGGCTGATTTTTACCCACCATCAAAATCATCCACAACCACAATCAAAAAAGTAATTAAATAAACAATCTAAATAAAAAAATCACATGGCACGTTTAGTAAGCATTAAAATTGACCTTTCAAAAATCGACAAATCACGCATCTTTGAAAGCCAAAAGACAGGGGCAAAGTATTTGGATATTACAGGGGTATTGACCGACACACCGGATCAATACGAAAACAATGGATTTGTAAAACAGAACACCACAAAGGAGGAACGTGAGGCAGGGGTAAAATTGCCAATTATCGGGAATTTTAAATTGTTGAAAATCTTAAATGATCCCGGCGCACCTGTTTCTGCACAGCCAATCCAACGTGAAGTGAATCCAATTGAAACCGATGAATTACCATTTTAGCCATGCGAAAAATCGTTGATAGTTACACCACAAGGCACGGAGAATTGAAGGCAATTTATTCCGTTGCAACGGCAAATTTAAAGCACAGAGATGTCGAAATTGGGGCCGTGTATGAACTTGAATACCGATTGGGGAATCAGGTTTTATTTTTGAAATCCACATTGGATCACGCAACAGATGGGAATCGGACTTTGTTTTTTAAACATCCCGATCCGGAACGCAGATTGATTGGAATACCTATAATGTCAATAATTAGATACGTAAAGAAATGAGCATTGATGACAAAATAAATTTGGTTTTTTATTGGACTTGTGCCCAAATGTTTTTTACGATATTAGGGGCAATTTTAAACATGGTAAAAGATGGCAAAAACAAATGAGTTAGGATATACGTTCAATCAGGTTTGGTCGCATATCGCCAAAGAATTACAAAGTAATTACAAGAAATTGAATTTAATTCACCCAAAATCACAAAGTCATGGTAAATTTTCAGCAATACGACCAAAGCAACAAACACATCTATGAGTTGTATAAAATGATTGCAATCAGGATGGCAAAAGAAGGTCGCAGACAGATTGGATCAAAGTACATATTTGAGCAAATGCGTTTTGAATATTCATTCCGATCAAACAATGATCCATTCAAGGTGAACAATAATATGGCACCACATTACGCAAGGAAATTTGTATTGGAACATCCGCAATATGGGAACCTGTTTAAATTTAAGCCATTGAAGGGTGTGATTATGATTTAATCATTATATTTGTGTCATAATCAGCGGAAAGGGTAGGAGTTTTCCGGTGATTAATTGGGTTTAAGAACCACAAAGCCTGTTTGCACTCCTACGCATTCAGGCTTTATTTTTTTAACACCATAATGAAAAACAGGATTACAATATTGAATCAGGATTTTAGAAATGTAAATTTTGAATCTGATTTATTTAATGGTTACAAAAGGATTTTGACAATTACTGATCCACCATATAATCAAAATTATCATTATTCAAAATATTCCGATAATTTAAAAACCAACGAATACATTGATTTGTTGTCCGCAATAAAAACACCTTGTGTCATCATTCATTATCCCGAAGAAACAATCAATATTTTGCCACAAGCATTTAAAACAGAATGCAATCAGGTAGTTTCGTGGGTTTATAATTCAAACACAGGCAAACAATCACGACTGATTTCGTGGTGGGGTTGCAAACCTGATTTTAGGAAAGAATTACAGCCATACAAAAACCTAAATGATAAAAGGATTCAAAAGAGAATTTCCGAAGGTAAAACAGGGGCAAAATTATATGATTGGTGGGAGATTAACCAAATCAAAAATGTAAGCAAAGAAAAAACAGAGCATCCATGTCAAATTCCAATTGCTCTAATGGAACGTATTATCAAAATTACGGCAATAGATGGCGATTTGATTTTTGATCCATTTGCAGGAAGCGGAACAACAATGATTGCTGCAAATAATTGCGGTTTTGATTCAGTTGGTTGTGATATTGATGAAAAATATTGTGGAATAGTTTTAAACAGAATCTAGTAATGGAAAAAGAGGCATTTTATTTTCCGCATTTTTGTAATGCACGACACGATCGCAAAATCAGGAGATTGCGCAGGGAATTAGGAGTTGAAGGATATGGCATTTATTTCATGCTATTAGAAACACTAAGAGAGCAACAAGATTTGATGTACCCAATGGATGATTTGGATTTGTTATCAGATGAATTTGGGGTGTCGGAGGCAAAGATCAGAACAACGATTTGCAATTACGAATTATTCGAAGTTGATCAGGATCAAAAATTCTTTTCACCTAAAATGTTGATGTATTTGGAGCCATATTTCCGAATGAAGGAACAACGCAAAATGGCAGGCAAAGCATCAGCAGAAAAACGAATTTCAACGACCGTTCAACGACCGTTCAACAAAGGAAAGGAAAGTAAAGTAAATGAAATAAAAGAAAATGAAAATAAAGTAAATGAAATTGTGTTTAGTGACCTATTGTCACCACACATTCAAACACTTGGAACTGAATTTGAAAATTTCAAATCTTATTGGACAGAAAAAAACGCAAAAGGCAAAGAAAGATGGCAATCCGAAAAATTCTTTGATATTAGCAGGCGCATTAGCACATGGATGGCAAATAAGAATAAATTTAACAGCAACAACAATGGAAATTCAAACGGTGAAAAACTTGGCACAAGTGCCGCAAGAATGGAGGCCCTCAGAAATTGGTAAGGGAACAGCCAATTTGATCATTAAGGCACAAAGCACAGGAAACATCCGTACACGGCCCGAAAATGATTTGAAACAGGTATTGCGCATGGCAATGCTTATGGTTGGATTACGTGGATCAAATATGCCGACAGATGAGGAAAAATACGTTTTATTAGCCTTTATAAAATCAAACTACGGCAACCAAACACCGGAGGAAATAGCCATTGCATTTGAAATGGCAGTTGCAGGCAAATTGAATACAGATTGCAAATGCTATGAGAATTTTTCGTGTGAATACTTTGGCCGGATAATGAACGCATACATTGAATATGCAAGGCAGGAAACAAAGAATGTAAAAAAGCCGGAACCTGAAACAATCAAACCGATTCCAACCAATGATGAATTGAAAGCATCGGCAATTGAAAACGTAAATTTATACGTGAAAAGAATCAAATTATGCGAAAATTCACGTGAAAAGTTTGAATGGGCAACAGGTGGATTGGGATTCCTGTATGATTATTTAGTCAAATTTGGGATTTGGAAATGTCCCGATCAGGAACGCAATGAAATAAAAGCAAGATTGAGGGCAAAATTTACCGATGACAAATTGTTTGATGCTGAATGCAAATCTGAGGCATACAAATTGTTTTGCCATCAGTTGGCTGATATGGACATGACATTGAATGAAAACGGAGAAATTATTTAAACTATGGAAAACAATGAAATCGAATTATATTCAAAACTGATGATTCTTTATAATTCAATAAATAAGTACAATAGCTATACAATTAGCCTTTCAATTAATTGTTTTGATTTTGATAATTTAAAAAATAGCCAACATTTTGACCGTTTATTTAAAATTGAAACAAACGTAAAAGGCGAAACATTGATAAATGGTATATTATTATTGACATCGCCATTGTGTCCAAAAGGAACATTTTATTTACAACAAAAAATTTAACCTAAACCAATAACGGACATATGAAAAAGAAATTAATTTTAAGCGCAGTTTTTCTTACGATTGGATCAATTGTATGTATTGCGATTAATCAGGTCAGAAAGCAAAGGAATGGTGGCAAAAACAAAGTGTTCCAAAACAGAACAGAAAATGCAAATGCATTTATGATGGATACATTTGAGCCGATTAAAGATTTTGAAATGATTTATTTTGATGAACACAGGGGATTGGTTCAAATTAAACAAAAAGATGATGGAAAATAAACAAACGATTACGGCAGTAGAATGGTTGATTGAAGAATTAGGCGAATATTTTCCACACAGAATTGGAGGTATTCATTTAATGGTTGAAAAAGCAAAACAGATTGAGAAAGAACAACACGGATTAACTTTTGCTATGGGTTCAATGACAGGCTATTCAAATGCAAACGGTTATGAATCTGTTGATTTTGAACAATATTACAACGAAACCTATTTATTATGAGAAACGAACACGAACACAGATTGCAAACGGTATTGGCAACATATTTGGATGGATATGATGGCAAATATCAAATTTATTCAGATGGCACAATTTTAAGTCTAAAAGACAATAAATTGAAAATGCGTGAAATACCATATAAACTGAATCAGAGATTAGACAAATATGGCTATTTAACCGTGTGTATTAGTCACAAATCATATCATAAACCAATTAAGGTTCACAGATTGGTGGCAATGGCATTCATTGATAATCCAAACAATTATCCAATTGTAAACCACAAAAACGGCATAAAAACAGACAATCGTGTCGAAAACTTGGAATGGTGCACAAATGATCATAATATGGCACACGCAAAGCAAAATGGATTAATTAAGTCAGGTGGTGAATGTTATTCGGCACAAAAGATTATTGATACCATAACAGGCAAAATTTATGGATCAATTAGGGAATTATGGATTGCCACAAATTCAGAATTTAGTTATGACCGATTAAGATATTTAATTAAAAACAATAAAACACAATACCGATATGCGTAATCAACATGAACACGTTTTGCAGACAGCAATCGCAAAATATTTGGATTGGAATAATTACACATTTTTTGCAATCCCTAATGGCGCACTACGTTCCAAAGCAGTTGCGGCCAAATTAAAGGCTGAGGGAGTCAAAGCCGGTGTGGCTGATATGTTAATCCTTTTGCCAAATTCAACCTTTCACGGCTTATTTGTGGAGGTCAAAATCAAAGGCAATTCACAGCAACCAAACCAAAAAACATTCGAGCAAAAGGCAAGAGATTGCGGATATGAATACATCATTGTGCGATCATTGGATGAGTTAATTGAGAAATTGAAATATTATGAATCGCAGAAATTTATCGAACAGGATAAATTAATGAAAGCATACAGGGATGGATATACTGATGGGAAACTTGAATCACAAATGACAATACGATGAATATAAACAGACAAAAGGCCATCGATTGGGCCAACGAAAGAATTGCAGATCCGAATTTTAGCACGGAACCAATCAGATTGAATGCGTGGGAATTGATCCACAATCCAAAATTATTCCTAGAAACGTGTGTGGCCCGGCTGATGCACGGATCAGAACGTGAAAAACGTGTTGTTTATAATCGTGTTAGAAACCTAAAAATGTTTTACAATGACATACAGCGATGAACATATATTTGTGCATGGTGACATCAAATGTTCCAATGGCATAAAAAGGGAGGAGGCATTGGAAATAATTGAGGACATACAGGAAATCATGATATTCCATAAGATTATCAAAATTGACCTTTGTATTGATCCATACAAATTCCCGAAAGATTTACTAGATATTCAAAACCTTTAAAAATACAAGGCAATAAATGGCCGGTATTAACAAAAAAACAAACCTATGAAAACGACAAAAGACAAAATACGTTTATTGACATTCTTTGCATTGTGCCAAAATATGTTGGATTTCATTGATGGATCGTGGCACGGACATCCTGCAAACAAACAGGCCGTAAAAATGGTCACAAAACAAATGGTCAGGGAATTGGAAAAAACAATGGCCATATTATTCCCACCAAATCGAAATGATGATCCGGAATTGCCTGATGCATTGGATACGTTCCAAAATGCGTGCACGGCAATGGAGTCATTCTTTATGCTAGGAATGGAAATGGATGTGATGGATCAGACAAAGAAAGATTCATTGAACACACAGATCAATATTCTGTTAAAATCTTATGGGATTGATACTTGGGAAAAGCCAATGTCAAACCTATGGAAAGATTAATTAATTTTGAATCGCAGTTGGGTGATGAATAACTGCCGGATCAAAAGCACAAATATTTACCTAATCAATATAATATGAAAAATGAGAGCCGTGAAATGGTGGATCATCCGCAACATTATCAATCTGATGGAGGCATCGAGGCAATTGATGTGATTGAATCATTCAATTTGGGGTTCAATTTAGGCAACGCAATCAAATACGTTTTAAGGGCCGACAATAAGGGCAATAAAAAACAGGACTTGGAAAAGGCCCTGTGGTATATCAATAGGGAACTTTCTAAATTCAAAGGGTAATGGATCAGAATCATTTGGTGACAATGGCTTGGTGGGTTGGTGGCATTGAATGCGTGTTCATATTAGCAATGATTAAATTAATATTTGAGGAAAAAAATGGCGGACAAAAATAAAATATCGTTTGATTTTGATGATACATTATCAACGCAGAAAGGTCAGGAAATGGCCAAACGATTCATCGAAGAAGGCAAAACGGTGTACATCATAACGGCAAGACAACGCAGAATGTCGGTAGGTGTTTATGAGGTTGCTGATGAATTAGGCATACCACACACACGGATTTATTTTACGAATGGAGCCGACAAATGGGAAACAATCAAACGATTGGGCATTGGCATCCATTATGATAATAATCAGGAACAGGTCGATAAAATAAACGAAAACACGGATTGCGAAGGCCGTTTGTTTACAGCATAATGATTGAGGAAATAAATATCAAATTAGTCATTCCACATCCAAACAATCCCCGATTGATTAAGGATGACAAATTCAAAAAATTGGTGCAATCCATTAAGGATTTCCCTGAGATGCTACAATTACGACCAATTGTTGTCGATGACAATATGATTGTGTTGGGTGGAAATATGCGTTTACGTGCCTGCATTGAAGCCGGATTGAAACGTGTGCCGATCATCAAAGCATCAGCATTGACAGCCGAACAACAGAAACGTTTTATCATCGTTGATAATGCCGGATTTGGAGAATGGGATTGGGATATGTTAGCCAATCAATGGGAGATGGATGATTTGACAGAATGGGGTGTTGATTTGCCGGTTTATAAGGAATTGGGATTTGAATTACCTGTTGATCAAACGGCCGATCCAAAAGATCAATTTTTGATTGAGGTGGTATTTGAAACGGAGGAACAAAGACAAATGGCATACAATCATTTCATTGAAAATGGTTTAAATTGCAGATTAAAAAAATAGAATATGGCTGTGAATGCACGTGTGACAAAGTTGAATAAAAAACGGATGTTGGATGCCCTTGAAAAATCATTGGGCATTGTTACCACAGCATCAAAGGCAACAGACATCCCTAGATCGGTGCATTATGAGTGGATGCAAAAGGATGCGGAATATCGGGAGGCTGTGGAGGCATTGGCAGACATGACATTGGATTTTGCTGAATCGCAGTTGCACAGACAAATCAAAGATGGCAACACAACGGCCACAATATTTTATTTAAAGACCAAAGGCAAGAAACGTGGCTACGTAGAACGCACGGAGGTTGTACACGAAACCGGCATTGAATCTGCTGTAATAGAATGGACACCGGTGACAATCGAAAAAGAATAGGGCAGAAATGCAATATTCAGTTTTATCAGACATTAAACAGCAATAAAAGGATCAAAGTACATCAGGGCGGAACACGTTCGGGGAAAACCTATGCCCTGTGTCAATATCTGATTTATAAACTTACATCATCCAAAAAACCATTGGTCATTTCAATTGTGCGGAAAACATTGCCGGCATTGAAGGGATCAGTACAACGTGACTTTCTCGAAATTCTCGATAATTTGGGCATCCTGTATGTGGGCCAACATAACAAATCGGAAAACACATACACGTTTGGGAACCACGTTGTGGAATTTTTATCAGTTGATGAGCCACAAAAGATCAGGGGCCGGAAACGAAATATTTGCTATTGCAACGAGGTCAATGAATTAGATCACGAGGATTTCAGGCAGTTGTTGATGCGTACAACGGATGAGATGATTTGCGATTTCAATCCATCCGATCCGGTGCATTGGATTTATGATGAAGTCATCACACGTGATGATTGCGACACTTGGATCACAACCTATTTGGATAATAAGTTTTTACCGGCTGAATTAGTCAATGAAATCGAGAGATTGAAAGCCAAAGACCCGGACTATTGGCGAGTGTACGGAGAGGGGAAACGTGCCGTGTTTAGTGATCGCCAAATATTCCCCAATTGGCAATTCATTCCAAAGGCGGATTTCCCTGAATTTGATGATGTGTTCTACGGCCTTGACTTTGGATTCAGTCACGATCCAACGGCCATTGTGCAATTGGCAAAGGTGGGCGATAAATTGTACATCCACGAAATTATGTATAAAAAGGGCATGACCAATCGTGACATTGCTGATTTCCTAAAAGAAAAGAAAATAAATGAACACATAATTTATTGTGAATCAGCGGAACCCAAATCAATTGAGGAATTAAGGCAGATGGATATTTTGGCCGTGCCTGCGATAAAAGGGGAGGGATCAATCAAAGCAGGTATTAGCCTAATAAAAGAACATGAGGTGATTTGTTCAATGGAATCGAGCAATTTGCACAATGAATTTCAGTTTTATTTTTGGGAGCAATTAAAGGATGGAACGATTATAAATAAGCCAATAGACAAACACAATCACCTAATGGATGCAATCAGATATGGGGTTTATACCAAATACAAAAATCGTTCTGATTTTTTTGTGGTTTAATTCGTTATTTTTGAGAAAAAAAAGCAATACAGATGGCATCATTGATTGATACATTCCGGCAGACCATTGCCAAAGCATTGACCACAGGAACGAATCCGGCATACAACAAATTAGTTTATACGTGGTTAGGAACTAACATCATAATGAATGAGGACAACGATGTCACATACATTCGTGATGGATACCAACGCAATGCAACGATTTATTCCATTATTAACCTGATTGTTAAGTCAGCAACAACGATCCCGATGACCGTTTACAGGGTTACAAATGAAGGATCAGCAAAGCAATACAAGGCAATGACATCAGGTGTGATGGATGGGAATGCGATGTACAAAGCCAACATATTACGCAAAAGAGCATTTGAAGAAGTTAAGGATTCAGAATTAGAGGCACTATTGAAGCGACCAAACCCGGAGCAATCATTTTCGGCATGGTTGGGTGAATTAGTTGCATTCGGTAAACTAACAGGAAACAGATATATCTACGGAATAGGGCCGACAACAGGGCCAAATGAAGGTAAATTCACGGAATTATATTCATTGCCATCACAATTGGTTGAAATTGTTTCGGGTGGTGTAATGCAACCTGTGGCAGGATACAAAATTCAGTACAATTCAATGATTGAGGTTCCACCTGAATACATTTGCCACATTAAAGATTTTAATCCGGATTACGACAGCAGCGGTTCAAACCTATATGGCCAATCACCTTTGCGTGCCGGCCTACGTGTTTTATCGGCCAACAATGAAGCCGTGACCACCGGATTAAAATATTTGCAGAATCAAACATCACGTGGTATGTTGATTTCAAAGGATGGTAATTTGACTGAGGTGCAAGCACAGGCATTAAAAGACAAATTCAGAAAGAATTATCAGGGAGCAGGAAACGCAGGTGATGTGATCATCACACCAAAGGATTTGTCATGGGTTAATTTTGGTTTGAATGCATCAGATTTGTCATTGATTGAGCAATACAATGGAACGGTGAAGGATTTGTGTAATATCTACAATATCCCGGTTCAGTTGTTAAACAACACGGATTCATCGACATACAACAATATGAAGGAAGCCAAAAAGGCATTGTATCAGAATGCGGTGATTCCTGAATTGATCAAAATACGTGATGAATTGAATCGTTGGTTGGCACCAAAATACGGCAAAGGTGATGAATATTTCATTGACTTTGATTTCACGGCCATCAGCGAGATGCAGGAGGAAGTGGACAAATTGGTGAATCAATTGGCAAATGCGTGGTGGGTTACACCAAACGAAAAACGTGATGCAATGAATTACGCAATGGACACAGAAAATGCGTTCATGGACGATTATTTTATCCCGGCTAATTTGATGGCACAGAATCCATCAATGCCATCATTGGAAAATCCAAAGTCACTAAAAATTGACTAAATATGCCATTGCCTAAACCATTTGAAGGTGAAAGCCAAAATGATTTTATGGGCCGTTGTGTTGTTGATCCTAATATTGTCAATGATTTTGGCACTATTGATCAACGTGTGGCGGTTTGTAGCAATTTGTTCAATCCACTGAAAGAGGAAAAGGCACAAGACAATTGGCCGGATGAATTTGAAAATGAATTGAGTAAAGCGGAACGCACATCAATCAAAGATTTCACGGAGTTTTACAAGGCAGAATATAATGATGCAATTGATTTGTATTTAAAAATCAAATCAATGACCACAGCAACAGCACAGCAGTTTTTTCAGGACAGCAAATATGTTGCGATGTATGAGGGGATGTATTCCAAAATCGGTTTGCAATTTGCGAATTGGTATTCACGTAATGTTGAAAAATATATGCCAAAAGCCGATCCAAGTAATATGCAATCCATTTGGGCCAACGCATTTGCGTTCATGGGGAATCAGGTGGCAGGCCAAAGGGTGACAATGGTATCATCAACGGCACAGGCTACATTGACAAATACATTGCGACAATTTATGTCTGATCCAATATTTATGTCAGCCGGTGAAAAGGTTCAGGCCAAAATGTTGCGACAAAAATTTGATTATTTAGCAGATTATAAGGCACGCAGAATTGTACGGACTGAGGCAACGAATGCAGCCAATTATGCAACCGAACAGGCGGCATTGAATTTGTTTCCGGGTGCCGATATGACCAAAACATGGAAATCAGGTTATGATGCAAGGGTGCGTGATGCACATCGTGCAGCA